CTCAATCTAAATGAAGATAAGCTATGACAATGTTAATGCAGTTACTCTACTTCTCCTCTTTCCTCACGCCAATCTTGGCGGCGTTCCTCTACAAGTGTAAGCGTCCGGCTATGCTTGGGTTCATGCGGCGCATGACGCTGTCATACTCATTCCGCAAACTGTACATACACATGGTGACGCTCTACTTGATAGCGTTCCATTTCTACCACTTGTCGGTATTCAACCGTCCGCTCTGCTTGCTGCCGTCAACGGTGATTGCGATGTTCACATTCTCCTTCTCCTTTTCGGAACGGACTTTCCGATTCGTTCAACACAGCCGAACATTCATCGCGTTCTGCCTGATTGGTATGCTCAGCATTATCATCCCTGACCTTTTGCCTTTGGGCTTCACCTTGATTGTACTTGCAGTGGCAGCGATGTTCTATCCGTCGCGCTTCATCATGGATGATTTCAGCAAGGTGTCGCTGTGGCAATCGTTGCCGGATGTTGCGGTCGATAAGTATTTCCGCTGGGAAATGGATGTTGACGCAAGAACGCTGAACATCATCCGCCGATTTGATAAGTCGAAGATTCATCCCGATGCTATCGAGGATGCCGAATATGTTGACGAAGAATAGATTTAGAAACCATATAATCCCTCTTAAATGAATTATCAAACTACTCTCAACTCTGATATGCTCCACTTTTTGCAGGACAACGCTTGCGATGGCGAGCGATACAGCAAACTTGAAGCATTTGTATATCTCCTTGACTCGGTTGCCGAACATTCCGGTGCAGTTGCTCCTAACGGTCAGCTCGACACCACTATCTCCGAACTCGCCGAGGCTTGGAACTGGCATCGCACCAATGTGCGCCTGTTCTTGACCTCGTTGGAAAATCTCGGTATCCTCTCTATGGATCGCCAAGGCAAGTCAACTACCGTTACCATTGCCGCTACCTTTGGCGAACACGAGCCCGCCGTGCGTTTGCTCGATGACGAGGAACGCGAATGGCTCCGCTTCATCATGGGCATGGCTACTCTTGATAGCTGCCTTGGGTTATTCAGCGGAGGCTTGGACTCATTCGAGGCAAAGCTCGAAAGTATCAACGACCCGTCTGCCATTGGTGCTCGATTGCGAAGTCTGGTCAGCCATCTACTGCTCAACCACACCAACACGCTTCAGGATGACGACACGGTCGATGAAGCGTTTCGCAGTCTGTTCGTGGATGATTGCAAGCTCGACCTCACTCAGTTTCTGAGTCTGCTCTCGCTCGGTGGTCTCGCCATCCTCAGGGAGGACTCCGATGACCACTCCGTGTTCGAACTCAATGAGCACTTGCTCCGCAAGCTCCAAACCGTTCTCAACTACTATACGCATTGGATATCCAACCCGTCATAGCATGGTCGGCTTGCCGCCCTGAAAACCGAGGGAAATGCCTCCAAAAGCCAGCTTTGCTGGTCAAGGGTAGCCTAATTCCTTAATTTCCGAATTGGAAAGAATTAATAAGAAGCGATATTACGTTATAAATCTGTATATCAGTTATTTGTGAATTTACTTTGGTTTCTCTTTACCGCATTCTAATACCCATTATTTAGCGATTTTTGTTACTCGTTTTTGCGACGGTTTCAAATATTTGTTGTACCTTTGCGCCGAACTTATCAGGCAAAGTAAATGACCAAAGCTACAGGCAAATATACGAAAGAAAACGTAAAGATACAATTGGTAGATAAAGTTGATGGCAGAAAGTCCATCCGACTCGAAATCTACTTGAACGGGAAGCGTACATACGAACGCATCCCCAACCTTTTTATAATACCCGAGGATAGCGATGCCGCTATCAAGAAAAATAAAGTCACACTGAACAAGGCGGAGAAGATACGCAAGCAGCGCCAAAAGGAGATTAATCAGTCAAAGATTGATGTTGTCGAAGCTCAGACCGATACCGGCAAGATATTGCTATCGGAGTGGATTGCTAAATTCACCGAGATTCAGAAAGCGCGAGGTATCCGGTCCACTCAAGACCTCACTCGCATTGCTCGTTACATTCGATTATATGGTAAAGACATCCCTCTTGTAGATGTTGATAAGGCTTATTGTTTGGGGTTTATTGATTATTTGCGCAGCGAATATACCATGCCAAACGGTGAGCATCTAAGCTCTAAGTCATGTTTCAATATCCTCGGCAATTTTAGCACAGCCATGAATGTCGCTATTCAAGAAGGATATATCTCTGTAAATCCGGTTACTCTTATTCCATCATCCGATAAGTTCAAACCGTTGGAACATATCCGAGAATATCTCACCATTGAAGAAGTGCAGAAACTCATAAACACTCCGTGTGAGCATCCGGAAGTGAAGCAGGCATTTCTATTTGCTTGTAATTGCGGTTTACGCTATGGGGATATTGAATCTCTGACATGGAATGACATTAACAAGGATGGCGAGCACTGGACTGTTGCCACCAAAATATCCAAAACTCAGCGCATTGTTCATATTCCCCTTCCATTGCAAGCAATTAAATGGATGCCGAAAAAATCGCCCAATAGCGACAAGGTGTTCCCGACATTGAGATATGATAATGTGCAAAAGTATATCCCTATTTGGGCGGAAAAAGCCGGCATCACAAACAAGACTGTAACATTTTACGTCAGTCGGCACACGTATGCGACTATGTTGCTGACACTTGGCGCAGACCTATACACCGTTTCCAAACTTCTTGGTCACACCAGCATACGCCACACGCAGCGATATGCGAAAATCGTGAACAAGAAAAAAGATGACGCTATCAGCAAATTAGACAATTTATAAACCTCACTCCATAATATATGGCAAAGACAGTAACAAAGAAATCACCAAAAGAGCCAATCAGACTACGTACCAAAGCATTGTCTGATGGTTCACAATCACTATATCTCGATTATTACATTGACGGCAAACGTAGCTACGAGTTCTTGAAACTATATCTGCTACCCGGTTCAAGTGCGAAAACCAAAGCTCAGAATGAAGCCACCATGAATGCTGCCAACACTATCAAGTTGCAACGCATTCTGGAATATACCAATAATAAAGCCGGACTCAAGAACACATCCATCAAAGCCAAACAACGTTTGCGCGATTGGATGGAGACCTTTCGCAAAGCTCAGGAGAAGAAAGGTGTTAAGGATAAGAAGTTAATCCACAACACCATCCATGCTATATCACAATATAATATAGATATAGCAATGAAAGATATTGACCGCAACTATTGCATCGGTCTCACCAACTTTCTACGCAATGAATATCGCATGGCAAACGGCGAGTTAATCAAGCCATACACCGCCATCAACTATTTGGCATGCCTGAGAAACGCGCTCAATATGGCGGTACGTGAAGATGTTATACCAACGAATCCACTTCAGCAATTATCCGTGCAAGACAAGATTAAAGCACCGGAGAGCAAGCGCGAGTTCCTCACGATTGAGGAAGTGCAACGACTTGAAGCGACACCTTGTGATCATGAACTGATTAAATCAGCGTTTCTGTTCGGCTGCTATTGCGGTCTTCGCATTAGCGACATTCGCAGGCTGAAGTGGAGCGACCTGTTGAAAGAAGGTGACAGCTATCGCATCAACATTATTATGCATAAAACTCAGGCACCGATTTACATCCCTCTATCAAAGAAAGCCGTGAATTGGATTCCGGAGCGAAAAGATATGAGCGAGGATGCACGACTATTCCCCGGGCTGCCAGAACAAGTGAGTGCACCGCAGTATCTTACACCGTGGATGAAGGCTGCCGGAATCAACAAACCCATTACGTTCCACAGCAGCAGACATAGTTTTGCGACAATGATGTTAACACTTGACGTTGACCTTTATACCGTATCTAAGTTGTTAGGTCACACCAAAGTAGAGACAACTCAGATATACGCTAAGATTATCAACAAGAAGAAAGACGATGCCGTCAGTTTGATTGATGCAGCGTTCGATAAAATGCAAGATTCCACACAATCAAAAGCCATTTGACATGAATACATCACTAATAAATATAGCCGATAGCATCCGGCAAATAAACCGTTTACTCGAAAAATATGAGCATGCCCGGTCATTGTCGCTTGATGACAAGAAGATGCTATTCTCTATTTACAAGGAATATAAGGACACCAATGCTATTATCGCAAGCTCGACACAGGCTGTAAATGCCGGAGAACGAGCGCGTATTATCTCTGAGGCAAAGCAGGTATTAGACACCGCAAAAGATTTCAAGGCGATTTACGACCGTTCGGCAACATTGTTTGAAGCGTTCGATACACAAGCTGACATCAAGACCTACCTGCAGCCTCTGGAAGATGAAATTAAAGCTGAGAGCAAAATTGCAAAAGGTTTGCGCGAGGAGATGCGTACCATCGACCATCGTATGAGCAATGTGTGGGTTGACTCTCCTGAGTATGCCGAGTACAGCCGACAGTACGATGCCGTCAAAGATAAGCAAGATGAAGTAGCAGCGCATATCGATAAGTTGTACCAAAAGAAGCGACAGCTTGAAAGTGAGTTAGCACCACTATTCTACTTCGACATGACGTTCGTTGTTGTGCTGATTAATCGCATCGCACAGATTGCCGACAGCATTGTTACTAATGTTGATTCTTTTGACAAGCATTTTGAATTTGAACAATTACTCAAGAGCAATGGAAGCAGTGAAGAATAAGCTCAAAGAGATTGCCGGTCAATGCGATTTGATTGACATCACCATGTGCTGCTACCTGTATCGAGTATGCAAGGGCAAGCAGTTTGATGGTCTGACCGGGACTGACTTCGCACAGTTGCTCAACTTGCGTGAATTGTCAAATCCGGTCAAGGTTAGGTATCGCGAGAACACGCGCGTATGCTATATGATTCATGCTGTATCACAGTGCATCGAGAATGAGACATATTCCAAAGCATGGATTGAACTTATTTTGGAGAAGTGCAACATATCATCTGCGCATTTCTATTCCCATTATAAAGACCCTGAAACCACACGAACCAATGAGAATAAAACATTCGTAACAGACATACAAAACGCCATAAAAATAGCTCAAACGATGTAATTACCACGCACGATTACGTAGCCACCACGTAGGTTAAGCTATTTTAACTTTAGCGGCATCCTATATTGCTAATTTACAGCAGTATAGGATGCCGTTCTTTTTATATCTACCACGTAGAGACCACGTTGCCCCACGTAGGAATGGAGGTAACTTTGCATCGCAAACCAAAGGAAGAAATGACGACACAAACGTCACCCAAGGTTTGGAAGAAATATAATTAGAAAACAAAATCAATAACAAAGATGACAAATAATTTACTCACCACAGACGAAGCAGCACAGTATTTAGGAATCAAGAAATCCTACCTCCACAAGCTCATGATGAATAAGGCAATCCCATATTACAAGCCAAATGGCAAACTATGCTACTTCGAGCGCGAAGACCTTGACAAATGGATTCGACGCATTCGCATCGCCACTCAAGAAGAAATTGATCAAGAAGCAATCGCGTACATCACCGGCAAAAACATCGTAGGCTGATATGAATATCTACGCACTCATCAATCGCTATGGGCAGGAGAATGACAGCGAGCCATTCTCGCCATCGGAGGCTGCC